TACACACTGTTGACAAGTTGTATGGCACTTTCGTTCGATGGAATTGTGGCGTCTGCGGATCGTCGAGGCAATTGTGCAAGAATGCGCCGCCAATCTCAAAGTGCTATCGTGGACCCGATATGATGACGAAGCACCTTCAACCCAAGTAAGGGATCAGTGAGATAGCAACCTGTACAGTTTCGAACCCACCGACCAAACCGAGAGTAAGAAAAGATACAAGCACGTTAAGTCGGATAAGACTCTCGAGGTTGGACTCTTTCTCTGCTCGACGTTCTTCGCGTGTCATAAGCCACTGTGCAAATCGTTCGGTCTTGGTTGGTGCTTTCGTTTCTTCAATTGGTGTTTCTTCAGACATTTTAATTCCTCAATTATATTTGTGCGCCCATTCGGATCGCTTTGATTTCACTCTCGAACAACTCTTGAGTGAACCCAGAAGTCAAGTCACCTGCAGCTCCTTTCTCCTGGATAATACGTGCACGACGTTCACCGCCGTATGTGCCGACAATCTCGCCAGTCTTTGCGCCGAAACGTGCAGCTCTAAATATGGGCATACCCTTGACCTTACGTGGCAAGTCAAAGATGTCGAACATAAGCAACTCAATCAACGTCCGGTTCTTGTTGTAGCTGATACGAACGCATGAGTCGCATCATGTATTCGTGGTCGGATTCTTCCTTTGCTACGGCTCGTAGAATGTGTCGACATCCAGAAAGGTCCATGCGATCTGCAGACACGGTAGCCAGGAGAGCAACTCTGTAAGAGTACACGCGATCACTTGCAGTAGGTTTCATTGAACCTAGTTGGTTATCACTGTTTAACGTCGTACCGGCGTAAGCACCTGTGTCAACGTGAATAGAATATGCGTGGCAACGTGCGTAGATTGTTTCATCAAAACTTAGTTGTGTTTCAGATCCGGCAAAGTTACCATACAAAACAAAAAATACCGCTTCACGATCGGTCATCGGTGAACTTGTCATAATGTCGCATAGAATAACTGAATCCCCAACTGCAACGTTAAACAACTGTGGATTCAAAAGTTCTTGAGTTCCAGCCGCTTCGAAGAACAATGTCTTATCTTCCATAGACATTCCTGCAAGGTCAAAGTACTTCGATGACACAAAACCGCCACTGCTTACCTTTGACCAACCTTGGGAAAGTACTGGGTCAAGTTCCCATTCCGGTCCTGTTTTATTCACAGAAAGCAAGCCATGTTCCTTGGTAAGCGTCTTCATTTCTTACCACCCTTCTTTTTCTTTGCACCCTTCCACGACTTTGCAGCCTTCTTAAAACGTGCTTGATGAGTCATACGCGGATGAGCTTTCTTTAGACGTGCAAGTTCCTTCTTCATGTATTTGTTATATGCAGAAGGTGCACGTGAGACAGTCTTGACTGCCTTCTTGACTGCTTTCTTTCCTGCTCGCTTTGCTGTGGATCGTGCTTCTTGTTTTGCACTCTCAACAAACAGTGCCTTGAGTTCTTCAAGGGTTCCTTCGACTTTTACCAAGGTAAACACCTCAGTTGTCTGCAGCAGTTGATTGAATTGCGATGGCCATGAAATCCTTTGCACCGAGGGTAACAATGGAAGCGTTCACTCGAATAGTAATGTTGATTGCTTCATTTGCTGCAACTGCAGAGCTTAGACCGCTAATGTAGAGTTGGTCGTTGACAACATATCGTCCATCATCAGAACCCTTACCATAGTTATCCGGGAATAAATCGACATCACGGGTTAGGAATCCGTCAGAGTCGAAGTTGAGTTGACCAGAAGATACCAGGGCACGATCATTAGCAAATACAAGACCGCCACGGTTTAGATCAGTAAGTTGACAGTGAATAACTCCACTTCCACCCATTGCAGCAGTTACGTTTTGATGGGCTCCTGTTGCTTGGAAAATGTAGTCAACTGAATGAATTTGTAGAGCTTGACGATCTCCAACGTCAACATATGACCCCAGGTCAATAGTTGCAAAAGTCTGAGTGTTTGCAGCACTAATTGTCAATCGTTCGGTAAGCGTAAACATGCTTGTCTTTTTTGTAGCCATTCTTAATCATCTCTTTTAGGTGTCCGGGGGTTGTTTTTGTGCATGACGTACCAAACCGGTTCCCCCGGACAATACTACAAGTTCGCCGACAGCATATAATGATCGCCCCAGTACATCACTTCCATCTTCACGGCGAAGCCGTACTTCGGACACGCCGGAAGCCGCAGGCTTCTATTACTCCCCCCAGCACACCCACCCCATGTTTAGTTCACCTATTTAGGCATTACTTTAATGCGTATGTACATATACTAGGGGCTCATAGGATCAAACATGGCCAAGACCAGACCCACCTACGACGAACTGTTTGAATTGTACCAAATGATGCAAGAATATTACCCCGATCAATTGCGAGAGATCGAAGAAATCAATCTGGAGGAAGAGTGATGGTGAACCGTACTATTAGCCTTGACGAAGTAAGCGATGCGATCCGCAGGCAACTTGTCAAAGACGGTGTGAACTTCTCCCACTGGGTTAGAATGCAACTGCGGAAACATCAGCCGGGTGAAAGTGAACCGAAAGTGAAGCCTGCACCACCTCGCAACTACATGTGCAAGAATTGTTTTGGCAATCATTGGACTGCCGACTGTCCGACGTTGGAGGCTTCTGAATGATTGACGTCGTACAGTGTCCATTCTGCTCATGCAAGATTCGAAGGCAAGGCCGAGCGACGCGGGAGATGCGATTGTCGCTTCGCAACCATCTTCAGTTCTGTTCTCGAGAACAGGAGGCTTCTGAATGAAGTGCGACTGTGGTAAACAATTGACGCCGATCCCTTCCGATGACTGGGGGCGCCACACTGTTGGAATCTCTTGTCAATGCGGAGTCTATTGGGACGTGATACACACTGTTGACAAGTTGTATGGCACTTTCGTTCGATGGAATTGTGGCGTCTGCGGATCGTCGAGGCAATTGTGCAAGAATGCGCCGCCAATCTCAAAGTGCTATCGTGGACCCGATATGA